AGAGCGCAGGGGAGCTTATTCCTGCAGGTGCCAGCTGGCGCAGAGAAGTCGGCGGCCTATGTATCCTGACTACTACACAATCCCACTCGGTGACGGCGTGGTCGAGCATCATGACCACGGTGCTATCTACTACAGCCGCTACGGTGAGGACGTAGAGCCGTGCAGTGAGTGCGGGGAGCTGCGTGACCCGGACGAGTTAGACCACGATGACATATGTGTCAACTGCCGCCAGGTGATGGCGGAAGATGAAGAGGAGGATGAGGATGGACCGGACTGAGTGGCTAAGGCAACGAAAAGTGTTAATTGGCGGATCGGACGCTGCGGCCATAGTCGGGCTCAATCCATGGAAGTCCAATATTGAGGTGTGGCAGGAGAAAACTGGCCGGATAGTAGCCGAGGATATAGGTCATAAGCCCTACGTCCAATACGGTATCAAGGCCGAGGAGTATCTCACCCGCCTGTTTTTGCTGGACCACCCGCAGTACCAGGTGACGACCAGACCCTTTGAGATACTGAGGCACCCACAGTATAGCTTCATCGGCGGCACCTTGGATGGGGAGCTGGTGGAGACCGAGACCGGCCGCAGAGGTGTACTGGAGATCAAGACCACCAATATACTGCAATCGATGCAACGCGAGAAGTGGAACGAGAAGATACCAGATAACTATTACACCCAGGTCCTGCACTACCTGCTGGTGACCGGATGGGACTTCGCGATACTGAAGGCCCAGTTAAAGACCGAATACGGCAACGAAGTCAGGCTAAATACCAGACACTACATGATAGAACGAACCGATGTCCAGGAAGATATCGACTACTTCTTGGAGCAAGAGATCAAGTTCTGGTACTACGTGGTGAGGGACACAAAACCGCCACTGATGCTCCCGCCGTTATAGAGAAAGGATGATTGAGTAAATGGAATTAGTCATATACAAGCCCAACGAATCGGACCTGATACAAGCCATAGAGTTCAACCACGAGGAGATAAAGGCAGAGTTGACCATCCAGTTAAAGAAATATGAGAACCTGGTCTACTCTGAGTCTAGCATTAAAGAAGCCAAAACAGACCGGGCTACGCTCAATAAGTTTAAGGACGCCATCGAAAACCGTCGTAAAGAGATCAAAAAAGCCTGCTTAAAGCCCTACGAAGACTTTGAAAGCAAGGTCAAAGAGATCGTCGCCATGATAGACAAACCGATCCTGGCCATCGACACTCAGGTCAAAACCTTCGAAAAGATGATAAAGGACGAGAAATTGGACGGGATAAAACAGGTATACGCTGACCGGGTGGGAGATCTGGCGCAGCTTGTACCCTTCGACAAAATATACAATGCCCGCTGGCTAAATGCTACTTATAAAGGGACCGACATCGAAAAGGAGATTATCGATTTATTCGCCCGGATAGATAACGACTTGCGGGTAATCGCCGAGCTACAGAGTGAGTACGACCTCCAGATAAAAGACGCCTACCTGCAAAACTTCGACCTCGCCGCCGCACTCCAGGAGAAAACCAGACTTGAAGAACAGGCCGCTAAGATGGCTGAGTACAAACGTATCCAAGCGGAGAGGCAGAACGCAATCAAACCTACTCCAGTGGTCGAACCCGAACCGACCCCGCCCGTAACCGAAACACAAAAACCAGAACAAAATAAAACCGAACCAATCTATATGTTGGACTTCCGGGTATGGGGTACCCGCGAACAACTCTCCGGGCTACAGAACTACCTCAAGGCCAACGGCCTCAAATACGGAAAGGTGGAGTAAATAATGGCAGTACAGAACAGTTTAGCAAAGAGAGCAACCAAGCAGACATTCTCGGCATATCTAACCCAGGACGCCGTCAAACATAAGATCAATCAGATGGTGGGCGGCAAGGACGGTCAGAGATTCATTACCTCGATGATCAGCGCGGTGTCGGTTAACCCGGCACTATCGGAATGTGCTTTTGAGACCATCCTGTCGGCGGCCATGTTAGGGGAGAGCTTAAAGCTATCACCGAGTCCCCAACTGGGGCAGTATTACATGGTGCCGTTCAACGACAAGAAGCGCGGCATGAAGGTAGCACAGTTCGTCCTCGGCTATAAGGGTTACATCCAATTGGCGATCCGCAGCGGCTACTACCGCAAGATCAACGCCCTGCCCATCAAAGAGGGTGAGCTCATCAACTTCGACCCGCTGGAAGAAGTCATCGAGGCGGCCATCATCGATGACGAGGAGGCCAGGGAGACAGCTCCGACGGCTGGCTACTATGCCATGTTTGAGTACTCCAACGGATTCCGCAAGGCTATGTACTGGAGCAAAAAGAAGATGATGCTCCATGCTGACAAATACAGCCCTGCTTTCAGTGCGGCCAAATATGATGACCTGATTAACGGAAAGATACCGGCTGCCGACCAGTGGAAATACTCATCCTTCTGGTACAAAGACTTCGACGATATGGCCCTCAAGACCATGCTGAGACAACTTATATCACGTTGGGGCATTATGTCCATCGAGTTACAGACGGCCTTTGAACGTGATGAGGCTACGCTACGAGAGGACGGATCATTTGAGTTCGTTGACAACCAGGCACCCGATGAACCAGTACAACCAGAACCGGCTATTGATATAGAGGCCACCGTAGTTGATAGCCCCAAAGACCCCACGGAATCGTTCTTTGAGGGTTTATAAACAAATGTTTAGGGGGAGTTTTGATGGAGCAGATTTGCGGCACCTGTAAGCATTGGCAAGAGGGTAAAAAAGAGAACGTCGGGACACTTAGTTACCGCACCGAGTTTGCGACCTGCCAGTTATTGAAGCTCAACAAGGAGGCTTACTCCAACCCGGAATCATGGTGTTGGAAGGAGGCCGACCCATGGGATATGGTGATCCGCAAGCGGGCCGGGCTGATCGAGGGAGAGTATGAGTAAGGAGTTGATGGTGTGGCCAGGGCGAGAAATATAAAGCCGGGATTTTTCAAAAACGACTTATTAGCAGAGTGCAGCCCTATGGCCAGATTATTATTTATTGGTCTTTGGATAATGGCTGATCGCGAAGGACGACTCGAAGATAGACCTAAAAGGATAAAAGGCGAGGTATTCCCTTATGACAATTGCGACGTAAATAAGTTATTAAATGAGCTAATGAGCAAACTTGACTATGATGGTAGTCCGGCATTTATAATACGATACAAGGCCAATAATAAGCCATTTATACAGGTTGTCAACTTCGTTAAACACCAGAATCCGCACTTAAAAGAAAGTGCAAGCACTATACCAGCACCAGACTTGCACCATACTAGCACAGTGCTTGCACCAGACTTGCACCATACTAGCCCGGCTGAATCCCTATTACCTATTACTGAATCCCCTATACCCTATACCGCAATTACAAAATTCTCAGAATTTTGGAGTGAGTATCCTAAAAAGAAATCAAAAGGTGAAGCTGAAAAGGCGTGGAAAGCACTTAAACCCAACGAGGATCTCTTTAACAAGATCATAGATGGGTTAAATCGGGCTAAGCTATCCCAAGAGTGGGCCAAGGACGACGGACAGTTCATCCCCTACCCGGCTAGTTGGTTAAGGAAGAAGGGTTGGGAGGACGAATATAAACAAGCCACGCCAGATATGATATATAGCCCATGATGACCAGTAATCCTAGTATCTCCATCACAGATAGCCCTTTGATTCTAATTTCTCGTTATGCTCCCTAACCAACCTTTTTAGGTTGATATGGTACTCGTCGGCCACCATGTTGATGTAGGTCCACATGGTCTCCATCACGTCCAGGCTCTCGCGGATCACGTCCACCGGATCGCCCTCGACGATAGCTTGGACCACTTCGCCCATCTCCTCACCGACCTTGAGCCACTGGCTGCCCTGGTTCCACCCCAGGCGTTGGTAGTCAACTGTTATGTCGTCCATACCTACAACTCCCCAAACTCTGTAATCTCAATATCCACCCTGGGCCTATCCGAGTACCACTTGCTGGCGATCACCGTCACGATCTGGCTATCATCTCGCCATGCTATGCCGTTGAGTGCATCCATGCACTTGATGATATTATCGAGGTCGGGTTTTTTGGTCGGCCGCAGCTGGCAGTCATATGCCTGCCGCTGTTTTTTCAGCGACCAGCTGGCCGGGACGGTGAAGTGGGCCTGGACGTTTAGTACCAGCGCGCCCTCCAGTGGCACATGGCCGGGGAATGTGCTGGCGAAGCACTCCTGGATTAAGGTCTCATAATTGACGGTCTTGGCTGGTGTATATGTTCTGCCCATCCTGGTCATCCGGGGTCTGGCTTTGGCGATCGGCTCGCCGGGGACGGTTAGTTTTAACATTGTGTCACCCCCAACTCTTTAGCTTGGTCCCAGGTCATCATCAGGTGGATGACGTCGCCGTTGGGCATCTGTATTAGCAGGTCCACGCCGGCACTAAATTTCACTTGGGCCAATTGGCAATCCTGCTCGCGTATGTCATAGATATTTATCACGCTATACCTCCTCCGCTTGTGCCATCTGCTGGGTCGCGCCGGTGAATACCAGCGGGATACTGAGTCCCGATTCGCTGTCCCTCGACTTGTCTATCCACAGGAAGTAGTTAAATGGCTGATAATGGGTGCCATATCGGGCCTCCCATTTATCCTGGGCCTTGGCCCGGGCCTCATCGTTTTTCAAGTCCTCACATAAGGGCAGCATCTTCAGCATCAGGTCACACTCGTTCTTCATCCGCTTGGCACCTTGCAGGGTGCCGTCCGGGTTTAATTGCACCAACACCATACAGGCTATATCCAGGTTCTGGGCCAGCAGTTTTTGGCTCTTGACTATCTGGTACAGTACCTGCCACTCCTCCTGCTTAGGATTACTGGTGTCCATGCGTCCTACATAGTCGATTATCAGTAACTCTATACCGCGCTGCAGCTTGGCCTTGCGGGCCAGTGCCTGTAATTTGTCCGGGGTTAAATTAGGGATATAACTAGTGTAGAAGTTACTCTGGGAAAATAGGGCCAGGGCGTTGGTTACGACCTCGATCTCCTCGTCCTTGAGGTCGCCGGTCCTGATCCGATGGATAGGGATGTTGCTCAGGATGGACGCCCAGCGGTAGGCTATCTGCTTACGGCTCATCTCGGTGTTGACGTACAATACCGGGTGATTGCCGGCCCGGTAGCACGTTAAAGCGGTATTAAGGGCATAGGCGGTCTTACCATGCCCGGTCTGGGCTCCCAATATGATCAGGTCGCCGGGCTTATAACCGAAGGTAAGCTCATCCAGTTTAGGGATACCGGTGGAGACGCCCTCCAACGGTATGTCGCCAAACATACGCTCCTCCTCTTTCATGGCCCGCCATTTCTCGCAGTTGTCGCCCATCAACTGCACCCCGAACTTGGCGACGTCGGCGGCACTCTCGATAGTCTCGGTCTCGGCGTCCATGGCCAGCGCCATGAACTCGGCCCCCGCGTCGCTGATCACCTGATTGACGTCTACCCGGGGCATCTCTATTTGGTCAGCGTATATCTGGATTAACTGCTGCGCCTTGCGGCCCTTGGCGGCAGTCCTTACTCTATCTGCCCAATAGCCGATGTTGTGGTCCTGGATGTGCTTACCGGCTATATACTGTACCTCCTCGGCGTCCTTGGCCGTCTTGATCAGGCCCATAGACATAGGCTCGTTGAGTACCTCGGCGTAAGTAGGTATGATGCCCTGTCCGTACAGCGCCATAATGACGCCATATAAATCCTGGTTCAAAACCCTGAGAAACTCGGACTGTTAGAGAATTGCCACGCTATCGATGATAGCTGTCTCACTATGCAACATTGCGGATATCACTCGGTCCTCTGCCTCATGATC